CGCGGACAGCCTATTGCACTGTACCCACTGCTTCCTAACAAGATGGAAGTTAGCAGAGCTACAAACGGAGAACTGATATACACCTACCGCAGGGATTCCGAAGAAAGTCGGCTCAATCCCAACAGCGGAACTGTGATACTTCGCAGAGATGAGATACTCCACATACCCGGTCTCGGCTTTGACGGACTTATAGGATACAGTCCTATTGCTATGGCTAAAAACGCCATCGGCATGTCGCTTGCGACTGAAGAATACGGTGCTTCATTCTTCGCAAACGGAGCAAATCCAGGTGGCGTACTGGAGCACCCTGGTGTAATCAAGGACATCCAGAGAGTCAAGGATAGTTGGAACAGCGCTTATCAAGGTAGCGGAAACGCCCATAGAATCGCTGTGCTGGAGGAAGGAATGAAGTTTCAGGCAATCGGTATTCCTCCGGAGCAGGCTCAATTCTTGGAGACACGAAAATTTCAGATCAATGAAATCGCTAGGATTTTCCGTATACCTCCGCACATGGTGGGTGACCTTGAAAAGTCGAGTTTCTCCAACATTGAGCAGCAATCACTGGAGTTCGTAAAATACACGCTTAACCCATGGGTGGTGCGATGGGAGCAGAGTCTTCAGCAATCGTTACTCTTGCCATCTGAGAAGAACTCAATCTTCATCAAGTTCAATGTTGACGGTCTGCTTCGTGGCGACTACCAGAGCCGGATGAATGGTTATGCAGTTGGACGGCAGAATGGCTGGCTGTCAGCGAATGATATCCGGGAGCTTGAAGATATGAATCGTATCCCTGCTGAGGAAGGCGGAGACCTGTATCTGGTGAACGGTAACATGCTCCCTCTTTCACAGGCAGGCAATTTTTATCAAAAGGAGGTTAACAGCCAATGAGGAAATTTTGGAATTGGGTGCGAGATGAAACTAGCGGAGAACGTACCTTATACCTCAACGGAGAAATTTCAGACGAGACCTGGTATGGCGACGAAGTGACACCAAAGATGTTTAGAGATGAACTGATGGCAGGCACTGGTGACGTCACGGTTTGGATTAACTCGCCAGGCGGGGATGTGTTTGCGGCTGCGCAGATATATAATATGCTAATGGATTATACCGGCAAGGTCACAGTTAAAATAGATGGCCTTGCTGCAAGCGCCGCTTCTGTCATTGCTATGGCTGGCGGCGATGTATATATGTCGCCGGTATCTATGATGATGATCCATAACCCTTCGACAATTGCCATCGGTGATAGCGAGGAAATGCTCCGTGCCAAGGCCTTGCTGGATGAGGTCAAGGAAAGCATCATCAACGCATACGAACTGAAGTCAGGCCTTTCGCGAGCAAAGATCTCCCATCTCATGGATGCTGAGACATGGATGAATGCGAATAAAGCTATTGAACTCGGATTTGCAGATAAAGTTCTGTTCATGGAGTACGATGAGCGCATTCCTCTGGATACAGGACAAGGCCTTATATTCTCTCGTGCAGCGGTATACAACTCTCTGCTTGGGAAGATGCCTAAGAAACCAAAACAGAAAACCGGTACCCCAATAGAGCAGCTGGAAAAGCGGCTCTTTTTAATTTCTTACTAATTTGAAGGAGGAACATCAAAATGAATAAGATTCTTGAACTGCGTGAAAAGCGTGCAAAGGCGTGGGATGCTGCAAAAGCGTTCCTTGACGCCAAGCGTGGCGGTGATGGGCTTCTGTCAGCCGAGGATACCGCTACCTATGAAAAAATGGAAAACGAAGTTGTGGCTCTGGGCAAGGAAATCGAACGTCTTGAGCGTCAAGCAGTAATTGATTTAGAGCTTTCCAAAGCTACCAGCAATCCTATTACAAATGCTCCTTCCAAGGTGGCTGAGGAAAAGACTGGTCGTGCATCCGCAGAATACAAAAAAGCTTTCTGGAGTGCTATGCGTACTCGTGCAGGAGAAGGACTTGATCCAACAGTAAGAAATGCCCTACAAATCGGTACTGATTCAGAGGGAGGCTATCTGGTTCCCGATGAGTTTGAACGTACTCTTGTAGAAGCACTTGAGGAGGAGAACATTTTCCGAACGCTGGCTAATGTTATCACTACCTCCTCCGGTGACCGCAAGATCCCTGTCGTTGCCACTAAGGGTACTGCGTCGTGGATCGACGAGGAAGGAACCATTCCCGAGAGCGATGACAGCTTTGGTCAGGTATCTATTGGGGCATATAAGCTGGGAACCCTGATAAAGGTTTCCGAGGAACTGCTGAATGACTCAGTGTTTGACCTTGAAGCCTACATCTCCAGAGAGTTTGCCCGCCGTATTGGCAATAAGGAAGAGGAAGCTTTTTTCACAGGCGACGGAAGCGGCAAGCCGACTGGCATCCTTGCATCTTCAGGCGGCGCTCAAATTGGTGCAACCACAGCAAGCGCTACCGCTATCACCCTCGACGAGGTGCTTGACCTGTTCTACAGCCTGAAAGCGCCATACCGCAATAGAGCGGTGTTTGTCATGAACGATGCGACTGTCAAGGCTATCCGCAAGCTAAAAGATGGCCAGGGCCAGTATCTCTGGCAGCCTTCCGTTCAGGCAGGTACACCTGACACCATTCTAAATCGACCGCTATATACTTCGGCGTATGTGCCCACTATTGCTGCGTCGGCAAAGACGGTTGTCTTTGGAGACTTCAGCTATTACTGGGTAGCAGATCGTCAGGGGCGTGTATTTAAGCGACTCAATGAACTCTTTGCTGTCACCGGACAGGTCGGTTTTGTAGCTACGCAGCGCGTAGATGGAAAGCTGATTCTGCCAGAGGCCATTAAGGTTCTCCAGCAGAAAGCTTAATGGAGGATTGAGTTATGAGCTACATTACTAAGAATTACATGGAACAGGGCGGCGAAAAATGGGTTGTTGGCGGCACGTTGGAAATTCTGCCGGGGGCCTCGGTGACGGGGCTTCCTGTCGCGGAGAACCAAACTGACAGCGTCGCATCTGATGTCGCAGGGCTCACAGCGGATTTTAATGCTTTGCTTTCTAAACTGAAAGCGGCAGGGCTGATGGCAGCTGACGAAGAGTGAGCGGAAGGAGGCGTACAGCATGGCGGTATCAGATAATCTTTTACCCAAGGTCAAAGCAAACCTTATCCTCACTCACGATACGGACGATGAGCTTCTGCTGAGCTTCATTAGCGCTGCCCTGTCCTACGCCGAGAGCTACCAGCACGTTGCTGCCGGATGGTATGAAACACACATAATGCCGCCCACTACCGAACAGGCTGTTATTATGCTGTCAAGCCATTTCTACGAAAGCAGGGATGGCTCGACAGCCGGTTTTTTCGGAGATAACGTGCAGGCAGGGCAGCAGGTATGGAATACGGTGAATATGCTGCTGCGGTTGGACAAAGACTGGAGGGTTTGAGGGATGAGCTTCGGGAAAATGAACACATTTGTGGACATCATCTTAACCAAGCCGGTTAAGGACAGCGAGGGTTTTGCTGAAAAAGGAGACATCATCCTTGCTTCGGTCAGGGCATACAAGGAAGATAGGCATGGCAGTGAAAAATGGGCAAACAGGGCGGCGTTTTCACAGGCGTCCGCCCTGTTCCGCTTCCGCAGGATCCCGAACCTTGAAATCACCACAGATCTTGTGCTCGTCTGCAGCGATGGCAGGTACAACATCATCAGCGTTGAAGATGTGAAAGGGCGAGGGATGTATATTGAGGTGCTTGCGGAGAAGGAGGCGAAGGCCAGTGGCAAAAGTTGACGTCAAGATGCCGGAAGAGTTCTTGCTCCGGCTTTCCAGGCTTGGCGAAAGGACAGACGAAATCATACCCAAGGTACTGGAAGCAGGCGGAGAAGTGGTGCTTTTCAAAGTGAAGTCCGACCTGCAGTCGGTTATTGGAAGCGGCACTAAATACCCGTCCAGAGCAACCGGTGAATTAGTAAATGCTTTGGGCCTCTCCCCTGCCAAGCAGGACAGGGACGGAAACCATAACATTAAGGTCGGCTTTACGGAGCCGAGAAAAGACGGGGAAAGCAACGCCAAGATTGCCAATATCATTGAGTATGGTAAATCGGGACAGCCTGCAAAGCCGTTTTTGAAACCGGCAAAATCGGCGTCGAGGAAGCCCTGCATCGAGGCGATGAAAGCAAAGCTTGAAGAGGAGCTGGGGCGGATATGAGCATATTGTCAGAATTAAACTCGTTATTGGATGGTTTGGGTATCCCCATTGAAACCGGGGTATTCAGCGGCGTGCCTCCGGATGAGTATCTTGTCATTACTCCGATGACAGATACATTTGAAGTTTTTGCAGACAACCAGCCTCAGGTAGAAACCCAGGAGGTAAGGTTGTCTTTATTTATAAAGGGAAACTACACTGCCCGTAAAAATGAGATAGTGAACGCACTGCTCCAGGCGGGCTTTACCATTACCGATAGGCGGTATATAGGCCATGAGGACGATACCGGCTATCACCACTATGCCATTGATGTGGCAAAAGAATATGAAGTAAAGGAGGAATAAGAGGCATGGCCACAATCGGACTGGACAGGTTATATTATGCCAAAATAACCGAGAATGAAAACGGAGAAGAGACATACGACACGCCTGCTCCGCTGGCTAAGGCTATTACGGCAGAACTTTCTGTGGAGCTGGCAGAGGCAACACTTTATGCCGATGACGGGGCGGCGGAAGTGGTCAAGGAATTTCAAAGCGGTACCCTGACTCTTGGTGTTGCGGACATCGGAGTAGCCGCTACAGAGGTTTTGACGGGAGCCACCCTTGACGACAACAAGGTGCTGATTTCCGCCAGCGAGGACGGAGGCGCGCCTGTGGCAATTGGCTTTAGAGCCAAGAAAGCTAACGGCAAGTACAGGTATTTTTGGCTTTACAGGGTGAAATTCGGAATCCCGGCGACAAATCTCCAAACGAAAGGTGACAGCATTACCTTTTCGACCCCCACCATTGAAGGGACAGTCATGAGACGTAACAAACCAGATGGCCAAGGTAAACATCCCTGGAAGGCAGAGGTCAGCGAAGACGATCCCGGCGTATTGCCCGCCACAATTACCGGCTGGTATACGCAGGTGTATGAACCTGTCTTTGCTGTGGGAGGAGGTGGCGAATAATGCAGGATACGGACAGAAGCGCGATTATCAAAATCGGCGATGAAGAATATCAGCTTATTCTAACCACTAAAGCGACAAAGGAGATTGCAAAAAGGTACGGCGGTCTTGAAAATCTCGGCGCCAAGCTGATGAAAACGGAAAACTTTGAAATGGCGCTGGACGAAGTGGTATGGCTGATTACGCTGCTGGCCAACCAGAGCATTCTTATACACAATCTGAAAAATAAGGATAAGCGGGATCTTTTGACTGAAGAGGCGGTGGAGCTTCTCACCTCACCGCTGGAACTGGCAGCATATAAAGACGCTATCATGGAAGCAATGTTCAAGGGAACCAAAAGAAACGTTGAAAGTGAGGATGACTTAAAAAACACACCGGCCGGGTGAACGACGAGGAATTGTTCACTCGGCTTTTGTATTACGGCACTGTTCAGTTAAACCGTACAGAGGAAGAAGTATGGCTCATGCCTATTGGGTACCTGCTGGACTTATGGGAGTGCCATAAGCAGTTTTTAGGGCTGGCCAAACCAAAGCGGATGCTGACCATCGATGATGTGATACCTTATGGAATTTAAAGATTTTACAGGAAAGGAGGCGGTTATGTGGCAGACAATTTTGGCTTGAAGATTGGGATTGAAGGCGAAAAGGAATTTAAAAACGCCATTCGTGAGATCAATCAAAGTTTTAAGGTACTGGGTAGCGAAATGAACCTGGTCGTATCTCAGTTCGATAAGCAGGATAAGTCAGTTGAAGCTGTTACTGCAAGAAACAAGGTGCTTAACAAAGAGATCGTATTGCAGAAAGAAAAAATAGCTACTTTGGAGAAAGCCCTTGCCAATGCCGCCTCATCTTTCGGAGAAACCGACAAGCGGACGCAGTCCTGGCAGATACAGCTCAACAACGCCAAAGCCGAGCTGAAC